TGAATAACACATTGGTATAATCTACATCTTCGGTTCTATACACACCGGTTTTGATGTTGATAGATTCGTTCAGTCCAATCAACATTGGTACCAAATCAAAGTCTTCTTTAAGTGTGTCAATGCTCACAGCATCTGGAAAATCTGCTTCTATCACAGTTGTCCACACCATGTGTTCTCCCACATAGTTTTCACCAAACATCAAATTGGTAATGTCTTGTTTTTCTACTGTGGGTCCTGAAATCATACGCATATTAGATCTCAACTGAATAGAGTTTTCAAATGTCATGTAGTTGCTGAATTGGTCTGTCTTTTTATTATCTTCATCTCGACCACGACGAGCTTTTGTTTTTGTGATATCTATCAGTGATAATATTTTGTATCTCATATGCTGTTGTTCCTAGCACTATTACTTATAAGTCACAAAAAAAGAGCGTCCAGTTTCCTGAACGCTCTTTTGTATTCTTGTTAATAGGATAAGAAGTCTTATCTCGCTTACCTTATTATGCCCAAGTATCGCCTTGTATAGTAACTGCCGCTACTGCACCGTTAACTCCAGTACCTGCATCTGCAACTGCTTCTAATTGAGCCGCCGCCGCTACTGCACCTTTACCTGCATAGCCACCTTCTAAACCTACTACTAGGTCGTCTGCTAAAGGTGTTCCTAATACAACGATGTTTGCCTCAGATGCAATTGCTCTCACTAATTTGTGAAATACTGAATCTGCCGCTTCTGGGTTTGTGTGTACTGCTGTGTATCCAGTGAAAGAATAGAAGTCGATGTCTCTTGTTAAGAACTCTTTACCGTTTTCTACTGTTTTACCGTTTGATCCTGCTATTGTTGCCATTTTATTTCTCCTGTTTTCTCTTAATGGTCACACTTCGCTCCGAAGTGTATGTTGCTAGTATTTATAATTTTTTGGTAAAAGAGTGGGTTAAGGCAACAAAAGGGCGACATAAAGCCGCCCTTTTGAATAAAAAAGTAATCTAATAATTAGATTGCTTCGATGTCTGTTGGTTTAGTTACAGTAACAGTTTCGTTATCAGATAAAGTCTGAACACCACCTGTTAATGAACCAAGAGTTCCTGTGTCTAATACTTGACCAACTGCTTGTGCAATTGAGTTAATATCAACACCATGATTGTCTGCAACCATGTAGATCTCAGAACCATTTGCTTTAGTTTGAATGATTTGTGCCATTCCACCTAATGCATCTGTTACTTTAGCCGCCGCCGCGTCTGATCCCATAACTGCTAAATTGGCATTTGAAAGTACAATTTTGAACATACTTACTGAAGTAAGTTCTTGTATTGTTCCTCTAGCCACTGCTGTTGGGTTTGTTCTTGTTAATGTTGCCATTGTTTTTCTCCTTTTTTCTCTTTAATGACACACACTTCGCTCAGAAGTGCATATGCATTTATTTATAAGGTTTTGGTAATAGTTGTGTGGTAATATATTATTTACGGCTCTTTTGAGCTCTAGATTGCAGTGCTTTAAGCACACTCACATAAGCCGGTCCGGCTTTCACAATATCATTCAATAATTGTATTGCTGGTAGATAAGCACCCACTATTGAAGATGGAATACTTTTGCCTGACAGTGCTGAGTCTATGAAACGTTTCACTGCCACTAGGTTCTTGCCACCGACTAGATATCTGTACATTGCAAGATCTCTGCCTTGAACACTCACATCTGGCACACTGACTTTTGGTTCAGCATCTTTGACTCTGCCTGTTTCAAGATTTCTGTCAGAGGCTAATTTCTCCAAGTATTCTATGCTGTCCGAACTTCTTAATTTGGCTCTTGCGGCATGAAGTAATCTTGTCACTAGATTTTGTTTCTCACGCACTGTAAGAGTGTTGAATTGAAATAAACTTCTTCTAATTGATTTGTAATCAGTATTTCTTATGCTCAATCCAGTTTCAATATTTAAAAACACCTGCATGATGCTTGGCGATATCAAACCCTGTTGTAGTGCTGACATATATCTGTTGAATGCCATAGTGGGGAATCTGCTTTTTTCCCTCATTGCTTTGGCACTGCTTGGATCCTTTAATTTATCCATTGCTTCTTCATCGCCTGTAACAAAATACACAAAGTTATGAAGGTCTGTGGAATACATTCTGAATCTGTTGTAGTTGGATTGTTTTGTGTCTCTGGAATATGCAGATGCCAACTGTCTGTATGTAGGATATTGATTCAACAGTTGCAGTATCAACAGTGTAAGGTACAGTCTTTCTGCACAATCTGTATAGGTAAGAACTTTGTGATCTCTTGAGTCACGGGTCATACGTGCTTCAAATAATGAACTTAAAAAGTCCAATTGATTAGTAGTTGCTTGGTTCTGCTTTGTCGATTCCATATGTTGACACAAATAATTCTACCATATCTTCTGCTTGTAAAAACTTTTCAATGGTTTGACTTTGTTGAAGATCCTTTGTAAACTGTGCTTTGACCGTAGGTTTAACACTAGGTGCAGTTAATAATCTTCTCAACACTGTGGCTTGTTTAAATGTTACTTTAAATTTTTTGCCATCATCTGTTATCACTGTGTCTAATGGTCTTGGATTGCCTTGACTGTCCAATATTTTCCCCAACTGATTGAATATAGAATCCTGTTTGAATTCTTTATCCATTCCTGAATTTGGATCATCTGCTGGATCTATGTCTTTAAACTCTTTTATAAATTCTTTTGCTTTCATTTTTGTTCTCCTTATCTATTTATCGCTCTGTTGGCTTTGGTGAAGCCAGAACGTTTCACTAATTTAATATTACCTTCAGGAGACCCTAAAACATAGCCTTCGCCACCTGGTTTACCATTTATTGTTGCTGTTATATCGCCTTGTGCTTGATCCAATTGATTGATGATTGAATCTTTTACTTTCATTATTCCACCAACCAAAATCCACAGTTTGCTGAATGCTTTCATGTTTGCTGTCACATACTCTTTAATCTTGATTCTTTTAGGCTGACTCACAGCACTTGCCGCCAACCATCTTAAAAAGTCTTCACCTATTTTGTTTAAACCTGTGTCCACTTTGCTGTTGGTGTAGGTGTATAAAATGTTAGGTAGATCAGTTAGTTTCATTTCGGCTATTTTGTTTTTGTTCAACAGTTTGTCTATTTCTGCTCCACTGTTGTTGACAAGAGATTTTAATTGATCTAATCCTTTCACTTGAATAGGATCTTTTTTATTAAGTGTTGTGGGCGGGATTGCTAACACACTGCCTTGCACCATGTCTAAATCTTTAATGGGTAAAATTTTTCCATCTTCAGTCATTGTGTGATGTATAACAACACCCACTTTGCTGTTGGCAATTTGTTGTCCTATATCACTGTTCACATTCACAGCATATTCAACCACGTTGGGTTTGAACATAAATTTGTCGCCTGATTTTTTTGGAGTTTGAAAGTACAACATATCTCCAACAAAGTATCCTTGAAAGTTTTCAGGTACTGCTTGTTGTAATGTGTCAAACACTGATGCCATCTTAGAAGCATACTGTGCCTGTGCTTTTCTTTTTGCAGGATCTTTTCCTCTTCCGGCAATAGCACTTTTTAAGTCTGCTGGATTGGTTGCTCTACCGTCATAACCTTTTGCAACAAAGCCTGACTTGTCTGTAAAAATAAATTCTCCATTAGGATTTCTGCCAAACACCACAGCAGGTGAACCGTCCCATTTGATTGTAAGTGACTGTGTGCTTTTGCTTAATGATTGTAATTGTTCAATTGCTCTTATGGCTCCTCTTGAACCTTCCCAGAAAATTAAATCTTCTGCGTGTTGAATTCTTGATTCTTTGAGAGCGACATTCTTTTTGTCAACTTCTTTAAATTCTACTAGTCTCATATTTTAATCTTGTTTAATAATGCTCTGTACCAACCAATTGGGTCTTTGATACTTTCAGGCAATGTCTTACCCATTTTAGCAAATGAATCTTTCACATCTGCCACCAACGTGTCATAGTCTGATCTATCTTTTATTTTTGCATGAATAGTTTCAACTGTATTCAAATCATTAGCAGTTGCACCTTTACCTAATAACAGTTCAGCAATCTTGTTAGGATCTTTAGTGATAGGTTCATTTGTATCTCTGTTTAATAAACCTGCTTTGTGACTCCATTTGAATCCAAGTGGTTTTGCAATTGATGCCATCATCACGTGTCTGTCTGCACCTTTGTATGGCGAGCCAGGTTGTCCACCTTGAAGACTCCAACGCATCCATTCAGGATCTCCAAACATTAAATCTGATTGAACGTATCCATTCTTTGCACTGCCTCTAATAGGAGTTTTAAAATGAACACTGATGCCACTTTTCTTTACCCACAGTTTAGGATCTTGTTTGTTCTTTATAGCCCATTGTGTCAATGTGTCTGCCAACTGGTCTTTTGAAATTTTATTTTGATCTACTGCAACATCCAAGTCACCTGATGTTGGTGCTTTACCTGTGGTGCCCAACATATTAGTTTGTAGGTCCAGCCCTGTAATTTTTTCTAACCAGGCAAGTGTGGGAGCCACATCTGCTTGATTAATTCTTTGTGTGGCTAGTTGCCCATTGGGGTCTTTGAATATGTTGCCGCCTTCTTTAAGAATTGTCATCTAATTTTTTACTTTCAATTATTTTCTTCACACCAACTTGAAACTTTTTTGCTTCTTTGTTACGAATACTGTTCAAGAATCTTCTCTCTAGTTCTTGTGCTTGTTCTTCTGGGTAATTTTCTCTTATGGTGTTGAGCAGATTCACAGCACTTTCGATGATGTTAGAGCCTGTTGTTTCAATAAAGGCTTCTGCATCATTGACTCTGCCAATGTTTCTTAACTCATCTAGTATGCTTCTGGTACGTTTTTTCATAATTCTAGCCTGCTTTTTACTATTTACCGATTAAATCATAATAATAAAGTGTGTAGGCATAGTATAGCAGGTGTATTTTTGGTTGTCAATCTTTTAATTCCTGGTGTACAAATGCCTATAAATACATACATAATGAACTTTTTACAATTTGTATCAGACGTAGGGTTTCCAATAGCAGGTGCTGTGGCATCGGGTATATTCATATTCATCATCCTAAAGTTTATCCTGGCAACTGTAACAGGATCTGTGCATGGTTTGAAAGCCATTATTCAAGCACTGGACAACAGGGTTCAAACTATGAACAATGACTTGATCAAGATAGATGCACTGCTGTCACACGTTGAAGGAGTAAGACCTAATGTGGACAGGTTAGCCGCCAATGAGGGCAAGGAAGATGCTCGAAAGGATTAGATGATCACATTAGAATTAGCAGAAGCAATTAAACAGTTTGGATTTCCAATCATAGCCGCATTTGGATTGGGTTACTTCGTTTACTATGTGTGGACTTGGGTAACCAAAGAAATCAAACCTGTATTAAGTGATGCTAACAAAACATTGATTGGTCTGATTGACAGAATAAGAATGTTAGACAACGACATGATACGTTTAACACAAAAGTTAAACATGATTCTTGAACAAAAACAAAAAGAA